GCGCTGCTGAAGCAGGCCGCCGATCGGGCGAAGGGCTAGGCCCCTTGCCCTAAGCGCTGCGGGCCCTTACCATAGGGGTCAGTGCGCACCGCCGCCATCATCCCAACGCTCAACGAGCAGCAGCAGGCGTTCGCCCTGTGGCAGCACCAGTGGGCGCAGACGGCGCGCGCCAATCAGATCCCTGAGCTTGTCGCCCCCGGCGGGTTCGTCGAGTGCGGCTACCTCGCCGGGCGCGGCTTTGGCAAGACCCGCGTGGGTGCCGAATGGTTGGCGCGTCAGGTCTATCTCGACCCCGAGGGCTTCGACAGCGCGGTGGTGGCACCCACCTATCAGGACGTCAAGTTCACGACGTTCGAGGGCGAGAGCGGCCTGCTCAGCGTCATCCCGCCCGCGCTGATCAAGGCCTACAACAAGTCGGATCTCGTGATCGAGATGTACAACGTCGCCGGCGGCGTGTCGTCGATCCGCGGCTTCACGGCCGAGAAGCCCGAGCGTCTGCGCGGTCCGCAGCATTGCCGCATTTGGTGCGACGAGCTGGCCGCGTGGATGTACGACGACGTTTGGGATATGGCCATGATGGGCCTGCGTCTGGGCCGCCACCCGCAGGTGCTGTGGACGACGACGCCCAAGCCGAAGGAGTTGGTCCGCAAGCTAGTCGCGCCAAAAAAGGGCCGCGTGATCGTCAGCGGCGCGACGTACGACAACCGCGCCAACTTGCCCGACAGCTTCTTCGACCAGCTGGCGCAGTACGAGGGCACGACGATCGGCCGGCAGGAACTGTACGGTGAGCTGATCAACCCGGAAGAGAGCGGCATCGTCAAGCGATCGCAGTTTCGCCTGTGGCCGCACGACAAGCCGCTACCCAGCTTCGACCTGATCGTCATGTCGCTCGACACGGCGTTCACCGAGAAGACCGTCGACAAGCGGTCAGGCGACGCCGACCCGACGGCGTGCAGCGTGTGGGGCGTGTTCCATTGGGAGAAGCGCAACAACGTCATGCTGCTCGACTGCTGGGAGGAGCACCTCGGTCTGCCCGATCTCATGCGCAAGGTGCGTCGCGAGCTCAATACGGCATACGGCGACGACGACGATGCGGCGCTGATCAAGCCGCTGTTCGGCAGCAGCAAGCCGACCACGTCGGGGCGCAAGCCGGACATCCTGCTGATCGAAGACAAGGGCTCAGGCATCAGCCTGCGCCAGATGCTTGAGCGCGAGGGCATCGAGGCCTACGCCTACAACCCGGGCCGCGCCGACAAGTTGACCCGCCTGCACATCGTGAGCCCGATCTTCGCACGCAAGATGGTGTGGCTGCCCGAGAGCGCCAAGCACCCCGGCCAGCCGCGCAACTGGTGCGACCCGCTGGTGCATCAGCTGTGCAGTTACACCGGCCCCGGCAGCGTCAAGCACGATGACTATGTCGACTCGACTTCGCAGGCGCTTAGGCTGATGATGGACAAGCGCTTGCTCGATAGTGTACAAGCCAAAAAAGATGAGCCGTCTGGGCCTCCGCCCAAGCCGGTTGCCAATCCGTACGCTGCATAGGAGCGGGCATGGAAGACGATGACGAGCTGCCCGAAGCCGAGGTTGTCGATCTGGGCGATGAAGACGACGAGGACGTGACCGACACGCCAGACGGCGGCGCGATCGTGCGGCTGGACGACGAGGACGTGGCACCGCGCTCTGAGGACTTCTACGCCAACCTTGCGGAGGACATGCCCGAGAGCGAACTGCAGGAACTGGCGCAGACGTACCTCGATCTAATCAGCAAGGACAAGGAAGCGCGCAAGAAGCGCGACGAGCAGTACGAAGAGGGCCTGCGCCGCACCGGTCTGGGCGACGACGCGCCCGGCGGCGCGCTGTTCCAAGGCGCGACCAAGGTCGTGCACCCGATGCTGACCGAGGCGTGCGTCGACTTCGCATCGCGCGCCATCAAGGAGTTGTTCCCGCCGAACGGCCCCGTCAAGGACTACATCCCGGGCGAGCCGGACGGCGACAAGGTCAAGAAGGCCAAGCGCAAGACCGCCTTCATGAACTGGCAGCTGACCGTGCAGTCCAGCGAGTTCCGCGCCGAGCTGGAACAGCTACTTACTCAGGTGCCCCTTGGTGGAGCGCAGTACCTCAAGGTCACTTGGCTTGAGGCGCGCAACCGGCCGGAGTTCCTGTTCGTCGCGATCGACGACATGCACTTGCCCTTCGCCGCGACGAACTTCTACACGGCGCAGCGCAAGACGCACGTGCAGTACCTGACGCAGGTCGACTACCGGCGCCGCGTCAAGAGCGGCATGTACCGCGACGTGGACCTCGGCCCTGTCAGCATGGAGCCGGACTACAGCGCCGCCGAGAAGGCCAACAACAAGATCGAGGGGCGCACCGAGACTTCGTACAACGAGGACGGCCTGCGCACCGTGTTCGAGGTGTACACGATCGCCGAGATTGAGGGCGACGAGGCGCTGCCGTACATCATCAGCATCGACAAGCCGAGCGGCAAGGTGCTGTCGATCTACCGCAACTGGGACGAGCTCGACGAGGCGCAGGAGGAGCTGCAGTGGTTCGTCGAGTTCCCCTTCGTGCCGTGGCGCGGGGCCTACCCCATCGGCCTGCCGCACATGGTCGGCGGTCTGGCGGCCGCGTCGACGGGCGCGTTGCGCGCCCTGCTCGACAGCGCGCACATCAGCAACAGCCAGACCATGCTCAAGCTCAAGGGCGGCAGCAAGGGCGGGCAGAGCCTCGAGATCCAGCCGACGCAGGTGATGGAGATCGAGGGCGGCTTGGCGGCGGACGACATCCGCAAGTTGATCATGCCGCTGCCGTACAACCAGCCGTCCCCAGTTCTGTTCTCGTTGCTTGGCTTCTTGGTTGACGCCGGCAAGGGCGTCATCCGCACCACGATTGACGACGTGGCCGACGGCAACCCGAACGCGCCGGTCGGCACGACGCTGGCCAAGATCGAGCAGGGCATGGTGGTGTTCAGCGCCATCCACGCTCGCCTGCACAACGCCATGCAGAAAATGCTGGCGATCTTGCACCGCCTCAACGCCATGTACCTCGACGACGAGGATACGGACGCCGAGATCGGCGAGGAGCTGGCCACGCGCGCCGACTTCGAGGGCCCGCTCGACGTGGTGCCGGTCAGCGACCCGAACATCTTCAGCGAGGCCCAGCGCTTTGCGCAGGTGCAGGCGGTGGCGCAGCGCGCGGCGGCCATGCCGCAGCTGTACAACCAGCGCAAGGTCGAGGAGCGCATCCTCGAGACGCTCAAGATCCCCAACGCCAAGGATCTGCTCAACCCGGCAGTGGAGCCGCGAGAGCAGAACGCCGTCAACGAGAACGTGGCCGCCACGATGGGCCGCGCGATCGTGGCCTTCCCCGAGCAAGATCACATCGCCCACCTCAAGACGCACCTCGCGTACCTGATGTCGCCGGCGCTGGGCATGAGCCCGCTGATTGCGCCGGCCTTCATCCCGGCGATCCTGAACCACATCAAAGAGCACATCGCGATGTGGTACGCCTCGAGCGTGTTCGATCTGGGCACCGAGGCAACGGGCGGCGATATCGGCGCCTTGCCCAAGCAGCTGAAGACCGCAGACGACAAGCGCGCCTTCGACGGCATGCTGGCCGAGGCGTCGCAGACCGTGGTGCAGGAGGCGGCCAACGTGTTCGAGGCGCTGCCGCCAGTCATCCAGCAGGCGCAGCAGGTCATGCAGTCGTTCGCACCCCAGCCGCCCGTCGACCCGAGCGTGCAGCTGGCGCAGGCGCAGCTACAGGCGCAGGCCCAGCGCGATGCGCAGCGTGCGCAGATCGACGCGCAGCGCCTGCAGCTTACGGCCGCGCAGACCCAGCAGAAGGCGCAGATCGATGCGGCCAAGCTGCAGCAAGGCGCCGCCGCAGACCAGCAGCGCGCGCAGATCGATGCCGCCCGCATGCAGCTCGACGCGCAGCAGGAGCAGGCGCGCCTCGCCGCCGACCAGCAGGCTGAGCAAGCCGAGACCCAGCGCAGCATGGCCGAGATGCAGGTGCGTCAGGCGATGAACACGCAGGACAACCTGACGGCCATGGAACTGGCGCAACTCGAGGTCGAGACGGGCGAGCGCTTCAGCGTGTCTACCGGCACCGGCATCAACCCGTAACGAGGAGACTGATATGAAGGACACCAAGGGTAAGCCCGTCGGCAACGACGGCATCAAGATGCACAAGCGTCTGGCAATGGGCGAAGCTGTCGAGACCGGCGCCGGCAAGGGCGCAATGGGCGGCAAGAACTCGCCGAAGACGCCTGCATGAGAATTGAGGTTCTGCTCCAGCGTCTGGAGCAATCGCAGGCCGATTTGGCACGCGATGCGCTGGAGCAACCTCAAGGCCGCGATCTTTTCGAGTACGGAAAGGTCGTCGGCATCTACGCCGGTCTTGAGCTGGCCAAGAGCGTGTTGATCGACACGGTCGCGGAGAAAGAGCGAAAAGACTTTAACATCTAACCACTTGAGCGGAGGAGCACCCGTGCAAGACTACGTCATGAACAAAGTGCAGTTTGAGTATTCCGGCATTGACGAGGCGTTCCCGCCTATCGATGCTGGCGTGAAGCCCTTCGGCAGCCGCGTGCTGTGCCAGATCCGTCTGGCCAAGAGGAAGACGAAGGGCGGCATCATCCTCACCGGCGACACCAAAGACACCGAAACGTGGAATACGCAGGTGGCTAAGGTCGTGGCCGTTGGTGATCTGGCCTTCAAGAACCGCAACACCCAAGAGCCGTGGCCAGAGGGTTCGTGGGCAAAGCCGGGGGACTTCGTCCGCGTCCCCAAATACGGTGGCGATAAGTGGACGGTTAAGATCGACGATGACCAAGAGGTCATCTTCGTGATCCTCAACGATCTGGATCTGATCGGCGCGGTGACTGGCGACCCGCTCGCCATGAAGGCGTTTGTCTGATCCATAAGGCTGAAAGGAGCCGATCATGGCTGACGTACTGAACGAGAAGGACGACGACGATATCGTTGTCGTGGAGACTGACGGCGAAGAGGCTGCGCAGACCGAGGCGCCCGCCGACGACAACGAAGACGAGGATGACGACGAGGCCCGCATGGGCACATCGGAAGACGACTCCGACGACGAGATCGTCGACAAGACGAAGAAGAACCGCGACAGCCGCGTCAAGCGTCGCCAGCTGCAGAAGGCCGCCAAGGAGCGTGCCGATCGCGAGTTGGCTTACCTGCGCCAGCAGAACTCTGAGCTGATGCGCCGCATGTCGGCCGTTGAGGGCAACACGCTGACGCAAAACGCGGCCGGCGTGCAGCAGCATTTGCAGCAGGCGCTGGCCGAGGCCCGGCAGGCTGAGCAGATCATGGCTCGCGCCATCGAGGCCGGCAACGGCGAAGACGCGGCAACGGCCCTGCGCATCCGCGACGAGGCCAAGGAGCGCGCAGCGCAGCTGTCCGCATACAAGGACCGTTTTGAGGCTGCCGCCAAGGAGGCGACCGCGCCGCGCGCCGACCCGCGCGTGACGAGCTACGCGCAGCAGTGGCTGTCAGCCAACTCGTGGTACGATCCGCAGGGCCGTGACGAGGACAGCGCCATCACCAAGGTGATCGACAACTCACTGGCCCGCGAGGGCTGGGATCCGGCGTCTGCTGAGTATTGGCACGAGCTGACACGCCGCGTGGCCAGCCGCATCAGCGACGGCACGGCCGACGATGACGGGCCCCGCGCAGCACCCCGCCGCAAGGCGCCGCCCACGGGCAACACCCGCGAGTACGCACCGGCGAGCACCAAAAACGAAGTAGTAGTGACACCAGAGCGCAAACAGGCTATGATCGACGCTGGTGTTTGGGACGACCCTGTCGCTCGCAAGCGCTACCTGAAGGCGTATCAGGAATACGACCGCAATTCGGCTCGCTAAAAGGAGAGAGCTAATGTCTGAAGAACGTATGGATGATCGCCTGAAGAAGGAACTGGGAGTTAGCCGGCAGCCCCGCGCTGCGCAGGACCGTCACACGACGGAGAACCGCGCAATCTCGGATGATGAACGGCTCGAGATGTTCCGCCTGCATCTTTACAACGACGCATTGCCTGACATTCCCGATATCCCGGGGTATCACGTGTGCTGGTTGACGACGACGAACAAGGGCGACACGATCCAACACCGCCTGCGTCTTGGCTACGAATTGATCCGCGCCGAAGACGTACCGGGCATGGAGCTTGTCACTCAGAAGACCGGCGAATACGCCGGTTGCGTGGCCGTCAATGAGATGATCGCGGCTAAGCTGCCAATGAGCCTGTACTACAGGTACATGCAGGAAGCTCACCACGATGCACCCCTCCGCGAGGAGGACAAGCTGGCCGAGACCGCGCAGCTCATGCGCGAACAGGCCGAGCGTTCCGGGGGCCGTCTTCTCGAAGGCGACGGCATGTCAGAGATGCGTGACAACATCCCGCGCAAGGGCATTTTTGCCTGAGCCGGGTAAACGCAACCCTTTTTTAAGGAAAAAGGCTCATGTCTGCCACGGTCAATGCACCGTTCGGTCTGCGCCCGGCGTACTCGCCCAGCGGTGTGATTCGTCCCACCGCCTTCACGTGTGCGTCTGGCTATGCCCAGAACATCTTCCAAAACCAGCCGGTTCGTATCGCCCCCGCCACCAGCGGCGGCGAAACTGAAGGCACCCTTGTAGCGGCCGCCGTTGGCGCCGCTTTCATCGGCGTCTTTCAGGGCGTTGAGTTCACCGACAGCGACGGTCGCCGCCGCGTGTCGAACAAGTGGACTGCCTCGCAGGCTGCTACCGAGATTGTGGCTTACGCCACGCTCGACCCGACCATCTTCTACGAAGTCCAGAGCAATGCCGCTCTGACCGTGGCAGATATCGGCAAGCAGTACGACCTGACTGCCATCTCCGGCAACACCACCACCGGCCTGAGCACTCAGGCTCTGGACGTTGCCTCCGCCGCCGCTAATGCTTCTGTCCGTCTTGTCGGCGTCACGCCCGGCCCGGACAACGCCTTTGGCGACACCTATGTCATCGCGCAGGTTCAGATCAGCGAACACCAGTTCGTTGCTGACAAAGCCGCCATCTAATTAGGAGGGCTTGAACTATGGCTATGCCGATGCGTTCAACCGACTTTCGTTCAATCGTCGAACCGATCCTGAACGAAGAGTTCAATGGCATCTATGATCAGCGCGCTGATGAGTGGTCGCAGGTCTTCAAGGAGTTCAAGGGCATCCCCCGGAACTACCATGAAGAGCCGGTGCTCTACGGCTTCGGCGCTGCCCCGGAACTTCCGGATGGCATGCCGGTCACCTACCAGTCGGGCGGCGTGCTGTTCATTCAGCGCTACGTCTATCGCGTCTACGGTCTGGCTTTCGCCCTGACCAAGGTGCTGGTGGAAGACGGCGATCACATTCGTATTGGTCAGACCTATGCGCGTCACCTCGCGCAGTCGCTGATCGAGACGAAGGAAACGCTGGGTGCCAACATCCTGAACCGCGCCTTCAACGCCTCTTACCCGGGCGGCGACGGCAAGGAACTGGTTGCCACCGACCACCCGATCGTAAACGGTGTCTTCAGCAACAAGCTGAACGTGGCTGCGGCTCTGTCGCAGACCTCGCTCGAGCAGCTGCTGATCCAGATCCGCAACGCTGTTGACAACAACGGCAAGCGTATCCGCCTGACGCCGAAGCAGATCGTCACTGGGCCGTCTAACGTGTTCCAAGCCGAAGTGCTGCTGAAGAGCGTACTGCGTGCTGGCACTGCAGATAATGATATCAACCCAGTGAAAAGCATGGGCCTCCTGACCGAAGGTCAGGCGAACCTCTCGCGTATCACCTCAACCACCGCATGGTGGGTGCAGACTGATGCGCCGGAAGGCCTGAAGCTGGCGATGCGTCGCGGCCTCGAGAAGAGCATGGAAGGTGACTTCGAAACCGACTCCATGCGCTACAAGGCGACCGAACGCTACGCGTTTGGTTGGACGGATCCGCGCGGTGTTTTCGGAACACCCGGTATCTAAGTCCCTGTAAACCAAGGGTTTAAAAACCCCTTGTAAAAGCCCCCATCGGTGACTAGGATACGCATCCTACGAACCGATGGGGGTCTTTTTATGCTCAAAGAACACGATACCTGCACGATGGCTGGCTGCACCCGACCGCACAAGGCGCGCGGCTACTGCCAGACGCACTACATGCAATTCAAGCGCGGCATCACGCCCGTCGGGCCTATCCGCAGCCGCGTCCGCGAAAAGCCTGACGAGTGCGTTGCGGAAGACTGCGCAGAGCCGGTGAAGGCGCATGGCCTGTGCAAGAAGCACTACCAGCGCAAGCTGCGCCACGGACACGTCAACCGCACCGACCGTAAAAAGCCGCACACGCCTTGTGTTATTGAGAGCTGCGGCAACCACGCCTATGCCAAAAGCCTGTGCCACGCTCATTACATCAAGCAGCGCAAGTGGCAGGCGGCGGGCGTTGACGCTGCCCGCTATCAAGAGATGCTGCGCGAGCAGGGCGGCGTGTGCGCTATCTGTAGCCAACCTGAAAGAACGGCGGACGGCCTCTCGGGCAAGCCTAAGGACCTCGCCGTCGACCACGACCACGCTACGGGCGCTGTCCGGGCGCTGCTTTGTTCTGCCTGCAATACCGCGATCGGCCTCTTCAACGACGATATCACGCTACTAGCCAAGGCGCAGGCGTATGTGATACAGTACTCTCAATCTGGGCAAACCCCAGCTTGTCAGACCGGCCCAGCGGACGATGCACAGACTGACAGGCGACTTGTGCATAAGGACTGATCATGGCTTCGACCACATTTTCCGGGCCGGTAACCTCGACCAACGGCTTCATCGGCACTGTCACTGGTAACATCACCGGCAACATCACGGGCAACGTCACGGGCGACCTGACCGGCCGCGTATTTGGCACTGTCACCACCCGCTCGGGCGCCGGCGCTGTGCCGATCACCTCGGGCACCGTCCGCCTGACCACGACTGGCGCTGACGCCCTGACGCTGGCCAACGGCACCAACGGCCAGCTTCTGACCATTGTCATGGTCGTTGACGGCGGCGACGGCACGCTGACCCCGACCACCAAGACTGGTTTCGCCACGATCACGTTCGGTGACGTTGGCGACGCCGTGACGCTCCAGTACTTCACCACGCTGGGCTGGATGATCGTCAGCAACTACGGTGCCACCGTCGCGTAATCGGTATGAGAGCAGGCCGGGCGAATGGAAGTGCGCTCGGCCTGCTCTCTAGCATAAGAGGAGACGCCAATGCGCCCGATTGAACAGACCCTCGCGGTGAGCGGTGCCTCGACGGGCCCGTGGTGGCCGCTGGACATTTACACGCCCAATCAGGTGACCTCGATCTCAGCCAACCTGCTGAGCGGCACAGCCAATTACTCAATTGAGTACACCAACGAAGACCCCTTCGACACGTCGATCACGCAGCTTGCCGTGGCGCATCCCGATGCGTCCTTTACCGGCGCGACCGGCAGCCACACCGGCTTCACCACAACGTTGATGCGCGCCGTGCGCGTCAAGACCGCGTCGGGCACCGGCTCACTGCGCGTAACTGTGACCCAGCAATCCACCGCCTAAGAGGGGCACCGCATGGCCAACGTCAAGATTACCGATCTCACAGCAGCAACCACGCCGCTCGCCGGCACGGAGCTGTTTGAGACGGTGCAGAGTGGCGACAGCAAGAAGGTGGCGGCGAGCGCCATCGGCAACAGCGCCACTGCGGTGCCGTTCCTGTCGCTCGCCGGCCGTGCGTACATCTCGGCCAACAGCACAACTGACCAGCCCGGTAACATCGCGGCGGCCACGGCTGTGCGGCTGGCCAATACGTCGTTCAGCGCGGGCATCAGCATCGCCAATGATGGCGGCGGCAACCCGACGCGCATTACGTACGCATCGGCCGGCACATACATGATCGCAATGAACCTGCAGTTCAGGAACTCAAACAGCACCGATCACGACACGACTGTGTGGCTTCGATTGAACGGCACCAACATCGCCAACTCTGCGCTGATTACAACGGTGCCGAAGGCCGCAGACGGAGGCGCGGCGCACTTCGCCGCCATTACGTACGTGCAAGTAACAGCGGGGCAGTACGTCGAGATCATGTGGCTGCCAGAGGACATTGATATCACGCTCGATTTCTTAGCCGCTGGCGCGATTGCGCCGGCTATCCCCTCGGCAATCGTTGTTTCTGAACGGATCGCGTAACGTGCCCGGCGGTTTCTCCTTCGACCAGAACGCGAAAATGGCGCGGGACGAGATCAATGACGCCCTGAGCGTGTTTCGAGGCGCGCCAGCCGCCCCGGTGCGGCCGCAAATGCCGCCGATGAGGCCTCAAATGGCGCCGATGCAGCCGCAAATGGGCTCGATGCAGCCGCAAATGGCGCAAATGCCGCAAATGGGCGCGCAAATGAGCCAGATGCGCCCCCAGATGCCGCAAATGGGCGCGCCGATGGGGCGAATGGGCGCTATGCGGCCGCCGATGGCGCCTCAAATGGGCCCTCCGTTGCGTTTTAAGCGCGGTGGACACGTCAGCAGCGACGATTTCGCCGTAAAACGCGACGAATACGCCTCTGGGGGCGGTGCGTGGACGCGCAAAGAGGGCAAAAACCCTGAGGGCGGCCTCAATGCCAAGGGCCGTGCCTCGCTGAAGGCGCAGGGACAGGACATCAAGCCGCCCGTGAGCGCAAAACAGGCCAAGAAGTCGCCCAAGGCGGCCGCGCGGCGCAAGAGCTTCTGTGCGCGCATGGGTGGCATGGAAGGCCCAATGAAGGACGACAACGGCAAGCCCACGCGCAAGGCGCTGGCGCTGCGTAAGTGGGACTGCTGACATGAGCGATTTTGCTGTGAAGCCGATCTGGGATAAAAAGCGGCCCAAGGATCTGGGCGAGCCCAAGAGCCTGTCGGTCAAGAAGAAGAAGTCCGCGAAGGCGCGTGCGGCTGCGGCCGGCCGCCCCTACCCCAACCTCGTCGACAACATGGCAGCAGCTCGCAAGAAAGGTAAGTGACATGGACGGCTTCAAAGACAGCACCAAGATGAAGTACATGGGCAGCGGCATGGTCGACGGCTACGCCAAGGGCGGCAGCGCCAAGGCTGGTGCCAAGATCGCCAAGGTCATGGGCGAGTTCAAGAAGGGCGACCTGCACAGCGGCTCGAAGGAAGGCCCGAAGGTCAAAAACCCGAAGCAGGCGATGGCGATCGCGCTCAGCGAAGCCGGCAAGAAGCCGATGAAGAAGGGCAGCGGCGGTGACGTGAAGATGCCGTCGCCCGCCGAGAGCGCAGCCAGCGGCAACCGCATGGCCGAGATGGAGGCGCGGGAAGAGCGCTTCATGGCGCGCCGCGCCCCGGGCGTGGGCTCCAAGACTGAGCGCGAGATGC